CGCTAAATCTCCTATTCTCCGATATGACCTTTTTATATCGAATTGCTCGCGCTTATGCTTCCCTGTTTCAAGATGGACCGCTCGTATACCATGGTATGACGGATCCACAGTGTTCGACTGGGAAGTTCACACCCGTTCCTTTGTTAGAAAGACATCTTGCCGATATGCCCGGTGGATTGTACAACAAAATGTTTGAATTTTACTCTGGAACAGAACACAAATGTGCATGGTTGGTTAGCTGGTTGGATTATGCGGTGCTGTTGTATTTTCTTGTTATGATGCCATTGTTGATTTTATGCATCATCAAATTCACCGTCTGGTCCGCCAATACCATTGCTTCCCCGTTGGGTAATGGCTTCGTTACTATTTGGTTATCTTTATGCAAGCGTTGGTCTCCTGTCGTGCCTGATGCGTCGGTTTTTCGAAACCGATTCGCGAAGGTACGCGAGATTACGGCTAAGGTACCCAAGACGCATAGCCACCCCAGCGCTGCCAAGATTCGGAATGCCTCGACCTACTTCATCGACCATGTGTGTCGTATGATCGGCCGTCGGGCATATTACCCTCAAATGAGTAAGACCGATGAAAGGAAAGGACGTAGTGGTTCACGGCTTTATCACTGGGTTAAGGACCTTAATGTAGGTATGGAACTGCATACACCTGAACCTGATGATATCCTATGCTTTGTTGACGTTGATATGTATCTGGACATGCCAAGCATATTGGCAAATCGTCCCCAGATGTGTTTACTGTCGACTTTTCAACCGACCGCCGTCGCCGATGGCAACATCAATAACTATGCTTTCACTTTCGATGAACATGATAATGTAGTGTTCACCGTCAGTGGTGGTGCTGCATTCAAACACCGTGTGTGGAACTACGGGACGGATGTGTTGCTGGCTACCTCAAAACGATATTGGGGCCTCCTAACCACTGTCACCGCTTATCACATCGAGAGACGGTATTTGGATCCACATCATCAGGTGTTGTTTTTGGTGCCTAGCGTCACCGTCTGCTCACCCCTGATCGATCCCTGTAGATGGATATCTGGCCACTCTTTGGAACGTCTTAAAGTGGTCCATGATGATTCCCTGGTCATGAACGTTATGACCAAGGAGGGAATGCGAAGATCAGTGGGTAAGGTGGGTAAGTTTATTGTTGCGAATCTTAGTGCTGAAGATGATGATTTAATTCACGTACAGTCTACGATTTCAAGAGTTGACATAACCCCTGCGAGTGTGCGCTCAGCCCTTGGCGACCTGGACGTGGCTGCGGCCAGTGTGTTGACTGCTCATCATAGAAACGCCGGTGCCGAGAAGATCGACACGGTGTTTCCTATGTCAGAGAGCATCTACCATTATCAATTGGGTGTTAGTAATTATGACCCGGATGCTAAACACACACTGTCCCCATTCATGACCCCATTCATGCTTGGCGCTTATGCCCCCACCAATTGCATTCTCAATGACATTGCGGCCGTGAAAGGGCGAATTATAGACGTTCGTCCCAATCCTGGCATCAGTGTCGATGCATTCCGCCTGTGCACACAGGAGGAATTTGTCCATTTCCTTGTTCCTGATGAGATCTGTGGCACGTTACACCCCGATGAAGTAGAGGATGTGATGCGCAAACAGAATCGGCCACAACAACAGGCCATATTAAAACAGGCGGAATTGGCTATTGGTCCCGCGAAAACTGAAGTGGTTAGTACGTTCATCAAGAAAGAGTCGTACAGCGGGGTGAAAGACCCAAGAATCATTACAACCATTCCTGGACAGACCAAGCTACAGTATAGTAGGTTTGTCGGCCCTTTTTCCCGTGAAGTTATGCGTAAGACCAAATGGTACGCGTTCGGGAAGAAGCCTGTAGAAATTGCAGACCGCGTGGCCGAGATTGCAAGTACTTCTCGGACCGTGGTCATGAGTGACGCTGCTCGTATGGATGGGCGTGTCACACAGCCATCCCGTGACGTGGAATACCAAGCCATGTTGCGGGCATATAACCCTTGCCATCACGGCCAATTGTTGGATTTAATGGATAAACAGTCTGGCCGTGTTGCCGTTACACCCCACGGTGTATGGTATAATACGCTCACTGCTCGGTTGTCTGGCTCGTCGGAAACTGCTGATTTCAACTCGTTGGATGATGCAGAGATGGCGTACCATGCATACCGCATGATGGGCTTGTCGCCAATCGAGGCCTGGAATAAACTGGGCATTTACGGTGGTGACGATGGTACAAGTGGCGATATGGACCCTGCGAAGTTGGAACTGTCGTTTCAACAAGTGGGCCAAGTTGCTGAGATCCAGACTCTGAATCGCGGTGAGTCAGGAGTCAATTTCTTGTCACGTTTCTTCGGACCAGATGTATGGAACGGAGACGCGAACTCCATTTGTGACATACCACGTCAGCTATCCAAGCTACATACGACGGTTGGTATGTCCCGCAATATACTCCCTCTTGATAAGCTGTTGGCTAAGGCCATTAATTACTGTTTGACTGATGCCAATACGCCTATCATCGGTCCAATTTGTCAAGGTGTGCTCGCCCTAACTAGTGGCAAGCGGGAGGATATGGCGTTGATGCGTGATTCAATGGTGAAAGTGAAGCCGGAGCTAATGAGGGCTCTGTCTTGGTGGTCACAATTTGATCTTGCTGTCCAGTTCCCCAATGAAGTGGGTGATTGGGCGCAGGATATGATGCGCCGTTGGTTGCCGACGGCGGATTTGCCACGTTTGGATGCGTGGCTCGCGAGATTGAACCCCGGGAATGTGTTGACTCCCCCTTTAATTGTTGAACCCGACCCAGTTGTGAGTAAGCAACCAGCTGTGGTAAATGGAGAGGTGGTTGGACCCAAACCACCGGTATCAGAAGCGGTGGCACCGCCTCCTGATTTAAAGCTTGACGTGTGCCGAGATTACAATTCTCCTGCCGGTTGTCAGAGGATTAAGTGTAAATTCGTTCACGCGCCGCGACCCGCACCTTCCGGCCCAGTAAAATTAGCCGTGTGTTTTGATTTCAATTCTAAGGGATGTAACCGAAAGGATTGCAAATATGCACACGTTCGGAAGGAGTAGGCCATAGGGCTCGGGGCTCTTACCGGGGTGGCGCTTGGCCCCCGGTTTCAGTTTGTTCTCGCTTTAAGAGTACCCCGTGATAACTGATAATTCGCGCTCATACCTCATTTCACTCCACACTATCGCAGCGATGTCGAAAGTTCAGAAAAAGTCAAATCGCCGCAAGCCCAAACCCAAGGCCCCATCGCTCGTTGCCCAGGTGGCACGTGCTGTGGGTGGCACCTTAGGTTCGCTTGTCGGTCAGAAGGAGTTGGGGCAAAATGCTGGCTCATGGCTCGCGAACGTTACCGGATTGGGCGATTATGCCCTACACCAGAATTCGTTCATGAAGTCATCCGCCGGTGTGCCGCAGTTTGAATACAATGCCGACGGGTCAGTTGTGGTTACCCATCGTGAGTTTGTCCAAGATGTTATTGGCTCGACCACCTTCGCTTCCACCACCCTCGACATATGTCCGACTAATATTGCGGCATTTCCCTGGCTCTCTACCATCTCCCCCGCGTACGATCAATATGAGTTTTTAGGTTTGTTGGCGTGTTATGTGCCAGCGTCTGGTGACGCTATTGCTAGCACGAACAATACCTTGGGCTCTGTCATTCTCGCCACTGAGTATGACGTCTCCCGGCCACTTTTCAGTACTGAGTCGGAGATGCAGCAATATATGTTTGTTACCTCTGAGAAGCCTTCGGAACCTCAGATCCACCCAATTGAGTGCAATCCTAAGCGTGACGTGTTGAACGCACGGTATATGGATGGCATATTCCGCACAACGGCCGCCGCAGTTAGCTCCACCGCCCAATCAGGTCTCATCCATGATGTGGAACGTAATCTGCGGTGTACCGGACGTCTGCAAATCTCTACAGTGGGAATGCAGGCTGTCACTACCGTTGGGAAATTGTGGTGGACGTACAAGGTTAAGTTCTCCAAGCCACGTGGTCTGCCCCCTGGCGCATCAGGTGGGTTTTTCCACGCTACTAGTGCCCTTGAATCGCTCGTTGATGGTGAGACCATGCTTACGGGTTCGTCTGTGATTGACGACTCGACATGGGGCGCCAACAACGTGGGGATCAATTCGGCTGGTACCGGTATTACACTTACCGGTGTACGCCCGGGCACCAAGGTCAACATCATATATACTGCAAAACGTACCACTGGGGCTGGTGGTATCTCTCTTGGGGCTGTCTCTGGTACTTCAGTCACGGCCATTAATGAGATTTTTGCCAATTCTGGCGTCGGCACGAGTACCGTGATCGTTGACGCGACGACGAGTGCTTCTGGCTGGGGCGTGTTCATGTTCAGTTGTTATGTTACTGAAGCCACGTATGTTACTCCGGCCACCATCACTTGGGCGAATCCGTCCATCACTGCCGCAAATGTATTCACCTGGGATTTGCAGGTATACTTGTTGCCTCGTCCAGTGCCAGCAACGGCTGTTTTGACTTCCCCCAATCAATTCCTCACTTTGCAGCGTGAAATGCGCAGGCTCGAGCAAAAACTCCTGCGCACTAGCGACATGAAGGAAGAGGATGATTCGGTTGTTATCGTTTAGCGTCTTTCGCTTTCCCTCGTGGTGAGGTTTGTTTTGTTGTTTGTGTGTCCTCCGCAACAGACGCATACGACCTTGCCATCATTTTCACACCATCGTTTCAAATCAATATTCCATTGGACCCGTGTGGGTCCTCGCCCAAGTCTTCGCGCAGCTATATAATAGGATTCTCGGGGCTCTTACCGGGGTGGCGCTTGGCCCCCGGTTTCAGTTTGTTCTCGCTTTAAGAGTACCCCGTGATAACTGATAATTCGCGC